TAGCAGTGGCCGGTGAGTTTAGTCAAAACGTAAATGGTGGCACAGATATAGCCAGCGCTGGCACAGTTGTTATAAGAGGTGATACTGTAAATCTTAATCCATAGTTTACTTTGTGCTGTGTCATAGCCATAAGTAAGGCCAGCAGTAGCTGGAGCAAAAAGTTAATCTATAAAGTGATGTAATGGTGTATCACAACTAAGACAGGCCGTTATTCTAAAGTAAACCCTTATGATATTCCAATAGGAAACCTCGGAAGCTCCAGAACCAGTTAAAAGATTGATAGTATCTTTAGCTTAAAAAAATTCCCTGGTATATTGACATTGTTCCAGGTTTGATGTATAATGGTGGTTATGAATAAGTGGAATAAAAAAGCAATATGGTCAGATATACTATGGAGTGGTGGTACATCTATGATTACATATCTGGTTATAATCATATTTAATTTATGAGTAATACAATTGAATTGACACCTACATTAACTGTGGCCTGTGATGGAGAGAATACACATCCATTGGTCTATTACACATTAAAAGAATATAAAGATGGTATGACTAAGGCAGCTTGTCATTACTGTGGTAAACTATATGTTTATAAGGAAGGTTTGGACAATCACAGTAAGATTAATATACAAAGTTTAGAATCTAACGACTTGATTTAAGGATTGTTTGGCGACATTGGTACGTCAAATATAAAAGCAATACGTTCTGCTGGCCCTATATTTTCTGCCATGTGATTCTTCTTATTATCAAACCAAAAGAATACTCCTGGTTCTACTGTAATAATTTCTTTAGTGTTATCGTCATCACCATCGTCCCAAACTGTATAACGATATAGACCTTTAATAGATAAATGATAACGATCTTTAGTTAGGTAATAATTGCCTTGATCGATATGTTTGCCTGTAATTTTACCTGCTGGTGTATTTAAAAAAGCACAACGACCTACTTTTAATGATTTAGATGCTAACCATTGTTGAATGGCAATATGCCTTGTTGTTGCTTCTGTTGGTACACAAATTTCTGTATCACCTATAAATTCTTCTGGTTTAGAAATACCACCCATTACTAATTGAAGCACATCTGCTGTTACAAGTTTACTATGAGGATCTTGTCGATCAACACCTTTTAAACGGCTAGCATTACCCCAATCTTGAGGATATTGTTCCAACTGTTCACGTATTTTAGATACGTCTATATTCTTTTCAATAATACGTATGTTCTTCATTTACGAAGTATATCTTTAATGATTAATACCCAAAAACATATTACGGTAATTATACCTACAAAGAAAAATGTGGTTGTTATGAGTGATATCATTTGTTAATGTAATGTAAAATTATTAAAGCCGGTATTAACAGTAATAAAGGAAATACAAATTGATAGATCATATTATCTCATTGAATAATAAGTAGCTACTATTAACACGATAACGGCTACTATAATATAAAAAGTTACCATATTAATTACACCAAGTAGTTTTAGCTTCACCATAGTATTCTCTGGCGTAACCATTTTTAATTAATAGGTATCTTAGACTTTGACCATCTAATATCACATCACCTAATACACGACCACCAAATTTATCCCAATTAGAAATAGCAACTTCTATCTTCTTAGCACTAGCAATTGATTTCTTTGTAAATTCTGTAGCGGCAAGACCTTTAGTGTTTTCAGATTCACATTTAGCACGGAATCCTTTTTCTGGTGTATCAACACCATAGACACGTATAGATAATTCTTTTTTAAGAGGTTCTGGTAAGAAATTTGCTTCGAATGCTACTGTATCACCATCCAATACTCTAGTTATTTTATAGTTGTAAATTTTCATTTCTACATCCTTCGCTAACGCCAAAGTAGGTAGAATCATTAATATTAATAATAATCTTTTCATATACTATAATATATCACTATTTGACTATTTTGTCAACAGCTTTTTTATTTCTTCGTACCAATAGATGCCACTATCTCTTAATTTTTCATTAGAATTTCTTAACTTTTCCATACGTCTTTTAAAGTAGGCCAATTGAGTACGGTTTAATAAGTCTTTATCTTCAACATAACTAATAATATGATCTATATCAGGACAAGTAAACTCAGGTATTTTAGGTGCCTTTTTCTTTAATGTCTTTAAATTAGGTTTTCTTTGTTTTCTACCAAACACGTTTTCCTCTTATTCTTTGAGATAGTAGTTTTAATTTCTTTAATCTTTTAAGTCTTTTGATATAACGTTTTGATTGACAATAGATTGAAAGATACAACCATCCTAGAAATGAAAGTATAACACCCAATATAATTAGGCCTATGTATCTGTTATCCATTTAACCCCTTTGTTGTGTCAAAGGGTGCCTAGTTTCCTAGGCACCTGAAATATAGATTATTATTCTTCGTCTGTTTCGTCTATTTCCTCATCCTCATCGGAGTCGGAAATATCTTCATCAGAAGAAACACTTATAGTATCCTCTAGGTCGTATAATAACTCGTCAATTTCAGATTGTTTTTCTTTTATCGATTCAATTATATCTTCAGGAGTTTTTACTTTTTTTCTGCCCATTTTAACTCCTTGGTTAATTGGTACTACTATTTATGTAATTTAATATCAATAAATAGTGTTGACATTAAATATATTTTAATGTATAAAGAGAGATATGAAACCAAAAGCTCCTAAAGATATAGAACAAAAAGATAAGGTTAAAGTAACTGGAAAGATAGATGTAAAAAGTCGTCTTGGTTATTTTTCTGAGTTTGTAACTGCTTATGAACTTGCTCTTATAATAGATAAAAACAAAGGCAAACTTACAAGTAGAAGTAAAATTGAATTACTTAAACAAAGTATGAATCTTAGAAGAAACGAATTAATAAGATTAAAGGTTTCGGCTGATGAATTAAAAAGACAAGAAACAGGTGGCAAAGTTATAGCCAATCAAATATTTAAAGATTTAATTTTAAATGGTAAAGAAGGAAATGATTATCATACTTTAGAATTTGATATAGAGTTAACTGGTGATAGTGCCAAAGGTGTGGAGAAAGCAGACGTTGTTGTTACTGTAAAACGTCCATCTAAAAAACAAATAGTAGATAGAATTGCTGCCTCATTAAAAACTTATAAAACACCAAACATTAATTTAGCAAATTCTACATTTACAAGTTTATTAAAGGTTCTTTCAGGAGATGATGAATACGAAAATAAAACATTACAAAAATTTGAACATATTATATTTACAGGTATGGTTGCTGAGTTTATGAGAATTAAAAAAATCAAAGATAAAAACTTTGCTGAAGATGCTGTAGGTTCTGGTGAGAAATTTTTAAAAGAATATGGTTCTGCTTTATTTGGTAAAATAAAAGAAGCAGGTAGAGCAGCATCAAAAGCTTCACATAAAGAAGTATCTAAATTAATTATAGGTGAATTTGATAAATTGTATAAAGATAATAAAAAGAAAATGAATCAGAATTTATTACATCTAATAGGTATGGATGGTGGTGATGATTTTTATGCCGCAATAGGTACTGCTGGTAAACAAAAAGTTTTATCATCAAGACAAAGTAAAGAAATGAAAGAGTTTTTAGAATCGGTTAAAACAAATAAGTTAAATGTTAATATGAAACCTAGTGATAGTGGTAATGCTATTGACGTTAGTATTCAGTTAGATAAAGAAGTAATTGCCAAATCTACAATAAGTTTTACAGATACAGGTATTGGTTCTGGTGGTATGACTAAAAGTAAAGGAGCTGGTAAAACAAACTTCTGGTTTAATGTTAAAGAGTTTATGTAATGTTGTTAAATATAAATAATATTAATGACACAGAGACAGAACGAGCTACAATACAACGCTGGTAATTTTCAGGAATATACTTACGAATTAGAATGGATTGAATGTGTTTGGAATAATACTTACATGTGTATTAATTTGGTGACGGCCTTTACCTATCCTTGGATAAATTTAACTGATCAACCTCTTTACACCAATCATTAATTTCTTCTTTTAACATTACGTTAGAAAATCCTTTGTACTTAACTAGGTAACATTTCCCCCAAGCACCAACGTAATTAATATCAATGATTTCTGGTTTATCCATTTATATAATATATAATAAGACCTATTGTAGTAACAACGGCAAATATTAAATTGGTAACAATTAAAGACATTTCTTTCCACATAATACTTACTATTAACCATACAATAGCACCTAGTCCTAATATCATTGGGCCGGCAGGATAATAACCAAGAGAATTAACTAAACTACCTACTATTAATATTCCAGTAGCAACCCATTTTAAAATTTGATCTGTTTTCATAATTATCTTTCGTAAATAGCAAACGTATCGGCATAAGTTCTATGAACGTAATCTCTAGGCCTACGGTAATATCTATAACCATTGGGAAGATATTTACTAGAACCTCTATAACGTATTCTTAAAGGTTGAACCATTTTAGAATAAGAATAAAATATGCCTAAAAATTGTATAGGTATTCCTTTAGCAACGGAACGTTCACAATCTGATGAACGATATTGTTTGATAAGGCCTTCGGCCGACAACAACACATCTTTAAACTTTTGTGTATTCATAATTTTATCAGCGTGTTTTATTAAATACAACCTATAATACAATTAGCAGTACCATAAGCAACCATATATTTTGCTCCAATGTAAAATAAAGCGTAACTTCCTAGTACAATAGCAGCAACAAGCAACAATGATTTAACATCTTCTTTAGTAAACATTTATTTTATTTTTTTGTTGTTAATATACATATAATATACACTGTATTTTTACTTAAAACAAGCGAAAAAGGCATTTTTTTAAAGAAATAAGGCAACAAAATCAGTAACTTAATCAAATGTTGTAAAAATACAACACAAAAAATCATTATAAATAGTAAATATATGATTGATTTTGACAAAATTGATGATTTATCATTTATGATTGATGATATTGATTCGAAAAAACTAAAAAAGGCAAAAAATTATGGCAAGAAAAGTAGCAGGAAACACAAACGCATCAAAAAAAACAAGTAAACCTAAAAGAACAAGTATTGGACGTGGATTTCATAGCAAATGTATGATGAATAAACACAAAAGAAGAAGTTTTAAGAAGTATAGAGGTCAAGGAAGATAATGCCAGGCGTTTCTCGTAACAATCAAGATATAGCAGGCGGTATTGCTATTGAAGGAAGCGAGAATGTTTTTGTAAATGGTAAAGGTGTAGTGAGAATTGGCGATAAAGTAGCATCACACGGACTTCCTCCTCACAGGCCAACACCACCTATGGTTCAAGGTTCAGAAAATGTATTTGTAAATGGTATTGGTGCGGTAAGAGCTGGTGATAAAGCAAGTTGTAATCATATTATCACAGGTTCTTCAAATGTTTTCGTAAACTAGTATAAATATTGTAACTATGCCAAATTACGATGCCGGTGGTACAACAGCTTTAAACAATAGCAAGCGTGCTACTAGAAAATACTCAGATTTAGATTTAGATTTTGGTCGCAATACGGTAACTAATGATGTTAATAAATTAACTAATGTTGAAGCGGTTAAAAGAAGTGTTAGAAATTTAATTAATACAGCACACTTTGAAAGACCATTTCATCCTGAATTAGGTTCTAATGTAAGAGCGATGTTGTTTGAACCAATGACACCACTTACAGCTTTAAATCTACAAAGGAAAGTACAAGAGGTATTAGTTAACTTTGAACCAAGAATAAAATTGGTACAAATATTAGCTCAACCAAATATTGATAGTAATTCTTATGATTTAAGAATAATGTTTTATATTGTAGGCACACAAGAGCCAGTAGAAGTACAAACATTTTTAGAAAGACTAAGATAATATGGCAAGTAACAAATTAGAAGTATCAGATTTTGATTTTGATAATATAAAAGTTAATTTAAAAACATTTTTACAAAGTCAATCTGAATTTCAAGATTATAATTTTGAAGGTTCTGGTTTTGCAATACTTTTAGATATTCTAGCATACAACACACACTATCTTGGCTTCAATGCTAACATGTTAGCAAATGAAATGTACTTAGACAGTGCTGACATCAGAAAAAATATTGTATCATTAGCAAAGATGTTGGGTTACACACCTTCATCAGTTAAATCTCCAACAGCTAACATAGATATTTTAGTAAACGATGGAACAGGTTCATCTATTACAATGACTAAAGGTACAGCATTTACAACTACAGTTGATGGAACATCTTTTCAATTTGTAAATAATGCCGATATCGTAACAACGCCCGTAAATGGTGTTTATAAATTTTCAAACGTTACACTTTACGAAGGAATGTTAGTAACTTTTAGATATACAGTTAATACTACAGATCCGGATCAAAAATTTATAATACCAAGTTCATTAGCTGATACTTCTACATTAATAGTTAGAGTTCAGAATAGTTCAACAGATACTACGATCAGTACTTACACATTAGCAACAGGCCTTGCTAGTATTAGTTCAACAACTAAAGCATATTTTTTACAAGAAGGCGAAAATGGTAAATTTGAAATTTATTTTGGTGATGGTGTTATTGGTTCTTCTTTATCAGACGGAAATATTGTTATATTAGAATATATAGTTACAAATGTTGATGCGGCTAACGGAGCTTCTACATTTACACCAGCAACTACTGTTGGGGGATTTTCTGATTTAACAGTTACAACAAATTCAAATGCTCAAGGCGGTAATGTTGCTCAATCAAAAGAATCTATACGATTTAATGCGCCATTACAATACACAGCGCAAAATAGAGCAGTAACAACTTCTGATTACGAATCATTAGTTCAATCAATTTATCCAAATGCTTTATCAATAAGTGCTTGGGGCGGAGAAGATGATGAAACTCCAGTTTATGGTACTGTTAAGATTGCTATTAAGGCAGCTTCCGGTTCTACGTTAACAACTGCTACTAAACAAAGTATAGTTACACAATTAAAAAAATATAACGTGGCTTCAGTTGTACCTGTTATTGTTGATCCAGAAGTTACATCAGTTATATTAACTTCAACAGTTAAATATGATCAAAAATTAACTACTAAAACTTCAACGTCATTAAAATCTGATATTATTTCAACATTAACAAATTACAATAATAATACACTACAAAAATTTGATGGAGTTTTTAGATATTCAAAAGTTATAGGGTTAATAGATGGTACTGATACAAGTATAGTATCAAACATTACTACAATTAAAGTTAGAAAAAACTTTACACCTCTTTTAGGAACTTCAGCAAAATATAACATATATTTTAGAAATTCATTATACAATCCAGTAACAGGTTACAATTCTGTAAACGGTGGTATTTTAGAATCTTCAGGTTTTAAAATAAATGGTGATATAACTAATGTATATTACTTAGATGATGATGGTGCTGGTAATGTTAGAAGATATAGATTAATAGGTTCTGTTAGAACGTATGCTAATAACAATCAAGGCACAATTAATTATTCTACAGGCCAGATTACATTAAATTCTTTAAATATGTCATCTATAGAAAATATTAGAGGAGTATCTTCAACAGTAATAGAATTAACTGTAAAACCAAATTCAAATGATATTGTTCCAGTAAGAGATCAAATTGTAGAAATAGATGTTACTAATTCTATAATTACGGTTGATATTGATACTTTTGTAGGTGGTTCATCAGACGCAGGAGTAGGTTACACAACAACTACTAGTTATTAATTAAAATGGCAAAGTTCAATAATAAAATCACAAGCCTGATTAATTCACAGGTTCCAGATTTTATATTAGACGATCATCCAAAGTTTGTACAATTTTTAAAATCGTATTATACATTTATGGAAGCTGCCGAACTATCGGTAGAAAATGTACAAAGAACGGATGGTATTCAATTAGAAACTGAAACTAACCAAGAAAACAATTTATTATTAGATGGTTCTCGTATTGATTCAGATAGAACACAATTAGATTCAGGTGATAAGATAATATTAGAAAGTTCTATCTATGGTAAATTCACAAGAGGAGAAATTGTAAGAGGTGAAACTTCTAATGCTACATCTACTATATTAACTGAAGATTTAGATAATGGACGTTTATTCATAACAGCACAAGATAAATTTATAATTGGTGAAACTATTATTGGTTTAGAATCAAATGCTACAACAACGGTAAAAAATTACAAACCAAATCCAGTAAACAATATACAAGACTTATTAAACTTTAGAGATCCTGATAAAGTTATATCAAATTTTTTAACTAAATTTAGAAATGAATTATTAAACACTATACCTGAAAGTTTAGATATTAATGTAAACAAAAGAACATTACTTAAAAATGTAAAATCATTATATAGATTAAAAGGTACAAGTTTAGGTCATAAAGTATTTTTCAGATTACTGTTTGGTTTGGAATCAGAAATAACTTATCCAAGAGAACAACTTTTAAGAGTATCGGATGGTAAATGGAATACAAGTAAAATATTAAGAGCAATAGTTTCAACAGGCGATGGTGCCAATTTAATAGGCCGAACAATAACAGGCCAAGCATCAAGCGCTACTGCTATAA